GCGTATAGCATTAACCTGATTGTCGGCTATAGTAAATGAAACCGCGTCTGAGTCATCAGCTCCCGGAGTGAAGTTCTCATAGTCTTGCTCTACTGAACCCCAGACTGTCTGAGGCTGGGCTGCTGTCCCCCCGAAGTAAAGTCTTTGTTCAAAGAATGACACCGCTTGAGGGTAACCATTAGCTTGATTCCATGCCCCCATAGCCCAGTCATCATTGGCCAGTTTCGTGGCGGTTACTGACTGTAATGTGCTAATAACCGTAGCGGAGGCCGAGTAGGTAGATACTGCGTTTAGCCTTACATACCCGTTAGAAGCGCCTATCCTGAGTAATGAACCGGAGTGTCCGGTAAGAAATGTAGCGTTGCCTGAACAGGTTACTTTGACTGTCCCGCTCGTGCCGTCTGCCCTGATATAAGCCTGTTCGTCGGAGTTATCCGGCATCCAGGGGCCACCTATAAAATCTACCTTTTCTAATGACCAGAGATAATGGCTGGAGCGGGTTAGTTTCTTACAAGGGTGTCCGGTGTGAGTAATGTAAAGGGTGTCTGCGTCCTGGGCGTATTGTAACTCAAATAAGTTTACTGCCGCATAGCTGGTGGTAATCTCTACCGGATTGGTAGATATCAGTATGCCTGAGTCTTTATAAAAACGGAAATAAACATCCCCCGCCTCAACGACATAAGCCTGCTGGGTGGAGAACTGGAATGGAATCAACCTTACGGCGCTGGTAGAGAGTTTGGTATGGGATACAAAGTAAGTCCCCGGCCTGCGATAAGCCCCGCCAAATACCCTGACGAAGACATTGTTCAGGGTAGCCGCTGAATTGGCATACTTGGCTATATCTACCCTGCCCTCAATCTGGGGGGAAACCTCGCCGCTGGTAAATGCACACTGGATAAAGTTTAAGTTCCCCATCAGATCCTTTTTTCAATAGACCACAAATCCTCGTCGATAATATTGACTGAATCAGACTCCTGAGCGTCAGTCTCCTTAGCGTTCTGTAACCTGAGCAGATAGAGTTTGTATAACTCTTCCTGGGTAGATTTGTTATTGGTTATCGCATAAGCTAATTCTGCGGCCAAGCGGCTGGAGAACACCGTGATGAACTGGCTTGTATATTGATTAGGGTCGGTGACATTGCTGACATACTTGATATAAATACCGGTATAATTACACAGCAGTTTGCGCCCTTCAATCTTGAAATCCGTTACTACATTAGTCCCGTCATTGACTTCGACCACGCGCAGGCAATCGGTCGGGAGTTGAAATTCATAATCATAGCCGAATACCGGGGTGGTTGCTAATTGTGCGAGTTGCTGCCTGGCGATAGCAAAGTTCCAGGGGTGCGCCCTTAGTACATCTTCCAGGCAGGAGAAATAAATAGCAGTCAGGCGCTTAGCGTTCTCCGCGTTATCGCTTATTGCGGTTATTCTGTCCGCGCCTAAGATAGTTAGAGCTAGATTACAGATTTGAACTTGCGAAGCCAAGGTAACCTCCTAAGAGTAGAGGGGGGAATTTTTTAGGTTCCCCCCATCACTTTTACTCTACTACATACTCGACTGTTATTTTGATGGTGCCGGATGAGACTTCTGACCCGTTAGGAACATTGACCCTGATGTAATTATCAGTAGTCCCTGTTACCTGGTAGTTAAGCCCCGATGAAGCTGAAGGGCCTTCTACCACCAGCGTCGAGACGCAGGAGACCAAAGCGCAATATCTATCGACATCGCCTTCATCCCCAACGTTGACTCTGCTGATTGAACCCAATACCGCAGGGCCAATCAGTTTAATGCCTGTGACTTGTGCTCCGGTAGGTAATTTCTTGCCGACGATGACATAATCCGCGCTGCCTAAAGTAGAAGCAGCGGGAATAGTCACGGTATCGACCATTATTCTTACCTTACCGCCTACTAGACCCGGGTCAATAATATTCTCTGACTTAGGGTCGAGGACTTTCTCGTAGTTAGTACTCCATGCTTGTCTAGCCATCTCTTCCTCCCTTAGTTATTATTCTGTGCAAAGTATCTGAACAACTTTCGATTCTTCCATACGAGTCGCGCCGATACCCATACAAGCATAGACCTGGGTCGCATAGGACTTGTCAGCTCTCTGAGTTATTTGGGTATTGATATCCTTAGCTAACGCTAACAGAACGCCAGATTTCTTCCAGACCGGAATAGATCTGAAGTTAGCGGCAACTGAGGTCATCCCGTAGGGGAAAGTTATTCTGTTGCAGACGATGAACTTGAAACCTAAGAAGGTATCGACTTCGCCGCGTACTAACGCACGGACTGTATTGTAATCCGCACCCTTGATTTCACTGGTGTTTAACAGGTCAGTCAGCTGGGTTGCGGTGATAGCGCAGTAGGTCTCTTCGTTCGGGTCGCAATCCGCTCCATCTAACTTAGCTTTAGCGTCTAACAGCTTCTGCAAGGTTAAACGGGTCGCGCCGCCTGATACGATATTGGCTGCGGGAAACACGGTTGAGGTTCCACCAGCTTTGCCAGCGTATGCGGTGTTAGAGAAACACTCAATAATAGCATCATCAATCGAACGGCCTAACGCCCACGCTGCGTTGATAGCGTAGTCGCTCTGAGGGTCGATTAACATCTTGAGCTTGTCTTCTTTGTCAATCAGATCCGCCCATTCGTAATCGTACATCGATACCCTACGACGCCTATGGTCTGACTTGATGAGTGGGGTATCACTATTGCGGGTTGTCTTCTTTTGTGCCGCAGTAGAAGCTAACTGATCAAAATAAGCCTCTTCCCCTGTTACTGTCTCTAAGCGCACTGCGTTACGCAGTAGAGAACCTTTTTGCTGGACTAAGAAATCCAGATTGCTGCCGAATTGTTTTACAAAGGCAGTAGATATATCGCTCATTGTAGCCTCCTTAAACAGTTAATCGCGTGTCAGATTGTCCTTCGTTGCGATTTAAGAAGGGTCTCTCTTACATTGTCGGGTCTCAAAAGAGATTATCCACTACCAACTATCCTTAGCGTCCTTACGGATTATGCTGCCGGATAGGCCTGCTCGTGCAACGCCGTCCATTTCCGCTTAAAGTACTCATACTCCGGATGGCGCTTGTTATTCATCGGGTGATTCCTGTCTTTCATAGCCTCACCCTGTATCTTGTTTATTTCCGCTATAGCTTCTTCCGGGCTTAAAGTCAGCCCTGCCGGTTTCCCGGCGATTCTGTCTTCACTGAAGTTCTTAGCCATATCCGCGATAAACTTAACCATATCAGGGTCATTATTAAGCCCGGACTGTTTAAGTTTGGTAATGAACCCTTCCGTTCCGTACTTATTCACAGCTTGTTCAGCTATCTGGAAGTTCTGCTCAAAGGCCTTGCCCCATAACTTACGCAGGGCATTCTCAGCCTCACCGCGTTCCAGTTTCCTGCTTTCACCATACTGGTTGAACTTGGCGGCTTCATTTTCCATAAACCAGGAATAAAGCCCATTGACCTGGTTAGGTAACATACCTAGCTCAAAGGCTTTCTGCTTGAAGTTATTCATAAACTCCTTGTCAGGAGCCGGGTAACCTTCAGGCATTTTAACTTCCGGGATGCCGTAGCCTTCTTTGTCTTTAGGCCTGCCTAACCTATCAAACACCATGTCCCAATCTTCCTTGGTAGCCTTCTCACCAGGGACAGGAATCTTCTCGCGCCCAATCAGTTTCTGCGCCTCTACCCAGGACTTTGCTAAATCACCGGTGGTCTTGAAACTTGCTAGACTAGGGTGATTCTTTACCGCGGGGTCTAACCCCTCGCGCCAATCTGCTACTTGCTGGTCTTGATTGTCAGTTCCCTGGTCAAGATTGTCAGTCTGTTCCATCATTCCCTCCTCAGTTAGTGACGCTTGATTGCGTCATCTTTTCTAGTGCTTCTATATCTAGGTTCATGATATTTATAAGCCACAGGTAGACATCCCTGATGCCTGCTTGGTAAGCCATGATGTAAGGGTCTTTCTCAAAGATAGACTTATCCTGAAAGCAGTTATTCGCTAGAGCTTGTAGGACGCGCTTGCCTTCCTCTGAGCTGAATACCTTTTGCAAGTCGTTTCTTAATGCCTTAATCTTGTCGGCGTTATTGTCCGGCACTGGCTCCTCCTTTTGGTTGCATAGTCGATTGGGCTTCCGCCCCGGTCTTGGCTACGTCAGCAACTTGTTGTAAACCCTGCATCTTCATTTGCGCTTCGGCTGCCTGCGCCCTGGCTGCTCTCACTTGGGTTACTGCCTCATCTGACTTGATATACTTGGGGTTAACTCCATACAGATATTGGATATCTTTAGCTACCTCGTCCTCGTTCATTATATCCACAATGTCAGGCTTCATGGTCGCTATCTGCCCGATAAGCAGGATAAAATTATTGATAGACTTCATCTGGTCTAGTTTCTGTGAACGTGCCAAAGGCGAGATATACTCAATCTTATAAGGCTGGTTCTGCATAGCAGCCGGGGGAGGCAAGAGCTTTCCTGCCCTCCACATTATGTTGAAAGTGCGGTTGATAAGTGGGTCAAGGAACTCATTCATTAACCGTCCTAACACAGGAGCGAGGATGAGCATCTTCTCTTCTACCCTCTGCATTACTTCAGTCGCGGTCATGTCTTTGCGCGCAGGGTCAGCCAATAACAAGAACAGGTCTACAAAGAAACCTTTCTTGATTATTGACTGCCATTGGGAGATTATCTCTAACCCTATTGAAATATTCGCTCCAGTAGCTAAAGGTTCTATCTTGTCATCAGCCGAACCTTTCAACCTGAAGTTCAAAGCCGCCGGCCCGTATTTGATTGGCAATAGATACCCGTCATGAGGCAATACTAACGGCGGGTCTACCTGCTTTTGCGCTGAACGTATCAAGACTTTGACCATTTCATTAAGCATCTTGATATCAGAGTATAGTACCATTGCCGGGCTGGAACCCCATACCTCGCCTGAGTTCTTATTGAACCTGGGCGTAAAGTAAGGGAACTCCCGGTATCCTGACTGGCTTATCAGGTGTTTCTTCGATACTTCAACATAAGTAGACTCAAAAGGCATATTGCTGGAGTCATCCTTGTTGACGTCCCTTTCGTAGCGGGGAGCTACTTGATGAATAAACTCCACCTGCTTGTCGTATTCTTCCTTTTCTATAAAGTTCTTGACTACCTCGCCTGCCGCCTCCCCCCATTTATCCCATGCTTGCCGGGCTGTGAGTTTAAACTTGCGGTAAACGGTGTCTATCTTTTCTTTCTCGTTCTCACATAAATATATCTCGGCTATGTCTCTGGAATAAAACCGGATACCATCCGTAGGGTCTTCTTCTTCATACATACACGCTATACCGAAAGTACCCATGTCCAGGTATAACTCGTGGATTTGCTGGTTGAAGTTAGAAGAGTTGAGGACGTTGTACATCCTCTCTTCGGTATCCTGCAGCCACTCTTTGACCTCAGTGTTCTCATTGAGCTCATTATCTTCTAAGCGTAGACTGAACCATTTAGAGTTGGGGTTGGTAAGATAGGAGTGTAACCCTGCGGCTAAGACCATATTGGCCTGCATAGCGGTGGAGTCGTAGACATCATAGGCGTACTTCTCGCCCGGAGTCTTA